TGAGCAAAGCCACCGCAGAGGCCCGTGAGCATGCCCAGGCGCTAGAGCTGGCCAGCGCCAAGGGTAACCGCTTCGGTAGTGCCGTGGATGGCATTAAGGGCAAGCTGCTGGGGTTGGCGGCGGGTGTCGGTGTCTTTGAGTTGCTGCGGCGAGGGCTGGAGAAGCTGGTTACTTCTGGCAGCGATCTGGAGGAATTGGAACGCCAATTCGGTGCGCTCTACGGCTCCATGGAAGAAGGCCGGCGCGTGTTGGCTGAAGTCGACCGCATTGCCGAGCGGAACAGCCAGAGCTTGGGCGACACAGCCGAAGCGGCGCGGCGACTAAAAGTTGCTGGTATTGATCCCCTTAACGGTTCCCTGCAAAGCCTGACCGATGCCAATGCCAAATACGGTAGCGGCGCACAAACGCTGGATACCGTGATCACCCAGCTGGGCCAAGCCTGGCAGAGCGGCCGGCTGCAGTTGGAAGAGCTGAACAGCATTACCGATTCGGGCATTCCGATTATGGAAGCTCTGGGTAATGTTACCGGACGCTTTGGCGGCGAGATCCGGCAGATGGCTAGTGATGGTTTGCTCGGCACTGATGTGCTGAGCCGATTGATCGATGAGCTGGGGCGGATGTCCGAAGGGGCAGGGGCTGATCGCATTGATGGCGCTAGGGGGTTGCTGTCTTCTCTTCGGAAAGAGTTCACGGATTTTTTTGCGCTGGCCAGTGAACTGGGCGCTTTAGATGCAATAAAAGTCCGGATGAGAGAGTTGCTGACCACTCTTCGGGAAATGCAAAAAGACGGCAGCATTGAAGAGTGGGCACAGGGCGTTTCTGATTCCTTCAGGACAACCCTGAATGCCATTGAGCGTTTCGGCTCAGGGTTCGCCATATTTTGGAATGGGCTGACTGCAGGATTCAGAACCGGGGCCGCTATTTGGCTTGCAGCTATCGGCAGTATTGCAGAGGGTTTTTCAAAACTAACGGGGTTGATTGGGGCTGGTGATCTGTCTGCCTCGCTGAAAGAGTTCGCGGACAGAGCGAAAGGTGCCGCCGGCGAGTTGGTCGATAAAGTCGCTGAAGATGGCGAGGATATTAAGCGCCACTTTAGCAAAGCCTTTCTTGATAGTGCGGAATCGGCAGAGGCTGCCGCCGAGCGTCAAAAAGCGGCCAGTGAGTCTACCAGAAAGAAAATTAACGCTGATCTTGCTGCGCTAATCAGCAAGGGTGACGAGGCCTCCGCCAAGCAAGTCTCTGCGTCTGATCGTGCGGCTCGTGCGGCGCGCAGCAAGCTGGGTGCGGCGCTGAAAGAACTGGACCTCGACCTGGGCAAGATCACCGGCAGCATGACGGAACTGGAAAAAGAGGCCATCACTAAGTTCCAGTCCATCAATAAGCAAATTGCCAAAGCGGGGCTGGAGGGCGAGCAATCCGCCAAGGTGTTGCTGGAAGCGTTTCAGGCGGCGCTAAGTGCCATCGATTCAGAGGCCGGCGGGGCGGCGCTGGTGAAAGAGCTGGACCAGGCGATGAAGGAAAACATCCTCACGCAGGGCCAGTATGCCGAAGCCATGCGGGAAGTTGCTGCCGCCACAAACGATGTGCTGAAGCGCACCAAGGCGGCTACCGAATCTGCCAAAAAAACCACCGAGCAAGCCACTGCTGGCGAAAACCAGAAAGCGCAGGCCGCCCAAAAAACCACGCAGGCCTACCAGCAGCAAGGCCAAGCCGCGCAAGAGGTGGGCAACAAAGCCCAACAAGGCGCCAGCAAAGCGGGTAGTGCCGGTGCGGCACTGCTGCAAATTTTTACCGGTATCCGCCAAAGCTTCTACGACACCGGCGAGGGAGCGGGGGAACTGTTCGACCGACTCTACAAAGAGCAAACAGACTTTGCTGTGTTGAGCATCGGCACCTGGCTGAAAACGGTTTACGAGACAAAAGCGGCAGTGCAGGAACAAGTGACCAGCGCGCAGGAAAATTACGACCGTGCCATGGCTCGCCAAGGCGGTAATTTGAACAGTTTCTTAAATGCCGCCAGCCGTGCTAAGCAAGGTGCCAAGCTGCTGGGCGAAGAGAAGCTGTCCACCCTGAAGTCGGCGATTGAAAGCGCCAAACAGCAGCTCGATGGCCTGGCCGACAGTGCGGCGAGCACTACGGAGAGCCTACGCACCGAGCTGATCAGCATGAACGGCACCGCGCAGGATATTGAGCGGCGGCGGTTTGAGGAACGGCAGAAGGATCTACAGCGGCAAATGAAAGCCGCGTCCGAGCAAGGGGCAAGCCGCGCGGCCCGTGAGTACGCCGAGGCCATGAAGATTAACGAGCAAATTTACCGCCAGCGCGTACAGGACCTGAAACAGGAAGAAGTGAAGGCGCAGGCGGATGCGCGGCAACAACGCATCCAGCAGGCGCAAGGGCAGGGCGGTGGCCAGCAGGCAACGACCCAGCCTAATACGCCCACCCAGCGTGTTGAAATTGCGCTACCGAATGGCGGTACGTCTTCACTGTCCGGTGATCCGGATGACGTGAACAGGCTGATGGAATTCCTGAATGAAGCCGGCATGAGGGCAACGCAGTGACGCTTGATGAGATCGACCTCACCGACAACCTAATCTGGCAAGACGAATTCAGCCACAACGGCGTGGCCCAGGCTCAAGAGCGCAGCCTCACTGGCGGCATGATTATTCAAAGTGGCGTGAAGCAGTACGGCCAGGCAGTGACGCTGGTGGGCTGGCTGGAACGGGCCACGCTGGATGCTCTGGTGGCCAAAGAATCTGCAGGGCTTGCTGCAATGGAGCTCACGTTGGATGACGCCCGTGAATTTTCCGTTGTGTTTGACCGCGCCCGGGGTGTTGCCGTTGAGGCCACTCCGATTAAAGAACACACCCATATCAGCCTGGAGCCGGGGGCGTGGTACACCGCGACCCTCCGGCTGCTGACTGTAGAGCCCCCGCAATAGGAGCCCCCGCGTGGCGATCACAAGCGACGATATCAAACTGATGCAGCCCGAACGGCTCACCGACAACGAAGATGGTGGTGGGCAGATGACGGGTAACGAGGTGATTGATGGCGATATCAATAACCTCTTCGAGGACATTTCCCGTGTGGACAGAACCTACGGTGAAGTGAGCTTGCGTAAGGCGTTTCTGAAAGTGGATACCGCAACCACAGACCTTTACCTGGATGCGCACTCTATTTTGAGTGCCCAGCCGTTGGACCCGAATGTGTCTGGTTTGCTGTTTACCACGCAGGATTTCTACGATGAGCGCGAGGCGGCGCGGCAGCGGGTGGAATCGTTTGTGATTCCCGGACCTGTCACCGGTTTGGCGCTGCGGGGCAACCAGCTGCAAGGTCAGCGCTCAATCATTTGCTATGCACCCACGGTGAACAACATTGCCGCGCCTGAGATTGGCGACACCCTGTTGCTCCAAGAAGGGCAGGATCTTGGCACTCAGCAGTTCATCAAGATCCTTAATGTGCAGCATATCGAGGCGACGTTTACCTATGAGGTGAGCGGCGGCGATATTCGCACGTTCAAGGCAGACCAGTACATTTTGGAACTGTCTGCAGAGCTAAAGCGCGATTTTCCGGCCTCCGACCCGAGCCCCAAACCAGCGGGCCCTTCGCTGATCTATAGCACTCAGCCCGCTACGTCCGCCAAGTATTACGGCTCCACCTCGCTTGGGGTGGCGGCGTCTTCTGGTGATTTATCCATTCAGGTAGCGGATACCTTCGCCCCGATCATCCCCACGGCCAGCAATGAAACGGCGGTGATCGATCAGCGGCCTGGCGGTTATGTGAACCAGATTGTGGCCGGCGGTTCCGATAGCGTGAGCTTGGCTGTCACGGTGGCCAGTGGCGAAACCTCGACGCTGCCAACGGCGGTGGTGCCGGGGTCTGTGTCGCTCTCGTTGGCAGGGGAAACCTACAGCGATAAGGGCGGCATATTCGTCACCGGTGGTGGGGTGCCCGCTGGGCTGGAAGGCACCACCATTGATTATGCAACGGGCGCGATCACATGGGCGGGTAGTGCGTCTGGTGCAACGACGCTTTCCTATAAGCCGGGGGCTCTGCGCCAGCAAATTCCCAATACCGGTAGCATCGAGATTGAGGATTCCAACCGAAACTTCAACTACGTGCTCAGCCTTGATCCGGCGCCAGCCCCGCTATCCTTGCACCTGAGTTATCGCTATTTGGGTAAGTGGTACACCATCCGTGATGATGGCACCGGCAACATGGTGGGCGATGGCTCAGGGCAGGTGAGTTACGACTCGGGCAGTGTTATCGCCACTCTGCAAGCGCAGCCAGATGCGGGCTCTGTGCTGTTCTACCGCTGGACAGATTCAAGCATCTACATTCAAGACCCGGAGGCTTACACGGGCGTTACCCCGCTGAGCATTCCCCTGGCTAACCGCAAAGTGGTGCCGGGGTCTGTCACGCTCACCTGGGAGGTGAGTAGCACACAAAAGACAGCTACTGATGTAGCTGGCGACGGTTCGATCACCGGTGATGCCACCGGGCAGATTAACTACGCCAGCGGCGAAATCGATATCACTACCGAATTCCAGGCCGATGGGGCTGTGACCATTGATTACACGCACAAAGACGAATCCGAAATTACCACCACCGTGACCGTGCCGAACAACAATAACCAGGCCGATATTATTATCGAAACCGCTGCTGGCATTGAGCCGGGTTCGGTGGATTTCACCATTATTAAGTCGGTGAAGCGTACCGTAAAAAATGGGGTGGGGCAGGTGCTGAGCACCAGCTATGTGGGGCGCTCTTACTGGATAACCGACAATGGCGACGGCTCGTTAATCAGCCGGCGGGATTTTGATGTTGTCGGCACGGTGAACTACAGCACCGGCCAGCTGGTGATTGCTGGCAATACCTTCCTGAAACAGGTCAACGTATAAGGGCTGCTCATGGCAACGATTAGAATTGGCACGTCATCCACGCTGAATGGTTCGGCGGCGGCGTATCAGGCAACGGTAGAGACAGAGCAGATCCGCAGCCACGACGTGGATGTGGGCTACCAGCTTGCGGCTGGCACAGAAGCAACAGCGCAAGAGCAGTTCACCAGCACAGATCAAGACTGGCGCTTCTACATCTCCGAGAGCGGGCCCGTTGTGCCGGGCAGCGTGGTGTTAAGCATTGGTGGCGAGTTGTGGTTCGACGACGGCGAAGGGCGGCTGCTGCGGAACTACAACACGACCACGGGCACCGGTATTGCGCTGGGCACAATCAGCTACACCACCGCCATGGTGACCATTAGCAGCTATGCGGGCCGCCCGGCCACGGCCACGGTAACGCCGCTTTCTATTCTGGTGGGTGACGACTGGAGCGTCATGAAGGCCGCGACGTTTCGCACGGCGGCGGCGCCGCTGCGCCCCAACGGCTTCACCATTCGTGCCAACGGTTACGACGATGGTGCCCAGTTCAATGGCGAGGCGGATAACCAGGGCGTGGTCAGCGGCGACGGCATCACCGGCGAGGTGACGCTGAAAGACGGTATTGTCGAGGTTGTGTTCCCGGAGCCTGTAACAGCGGAAAGCCTGTACTACAACGCCGTGAGCTTTAAGCAGATCCCGCTTGATCCTGCCATCTTGGGCCTCGACCCGGTGCGGCTCCCTGCTGACGGCCGTGTCCCGATTTTGCGTGATGCCGATATTCTCGTGCTTACCCATACCCAGAAAGACCTGATCGCCAGCCCGGTGGCTGACCAGGTAGTCAATGCCGGGCGGGACCTGCTCCACGATGCCTGGATTGAAGATGATGCAGGTGCCCGGCTGGACCCGGCCATGTATGTGCTGGACAAGGACGCCGGCACTGCCACCCTCGCCAACCCTTTCACTGCGCAAGACGCCGACAGTAACGCCCTGAGCGGTGACTTGCACTTTGTCCACCGGATTGACGATATGGCGCTCTGCACAGAGGCCCGCATCGATGGCACCTTGCAACTGGCGCAGCCGCTTTATCACGACTTTCCGGCGGATGACACATGGGTCGCTTCGGCCGTGTACCTGGGCGACCTGCGCGCCCGTGTGCGCAACTGGGTGAGCTACACCGTGGACCCGGGCGACTACGATGGCACCGGCCAAGAGACCACCGCAAATTACAACTTGATCGCCTACCCGGTCGCGATCGACAACCGTGGCAGTGTGCCGGAGCGGTGGAAGATCAAATTTACGTCGACAACCGCCTTCGAGCTTTACGGCGAGGAGCGGGGGCTCGTGGCCACTGGTTCCACGGCTGTGGACTTTTCCCCCGTTAACCCGCAAATCGGCACGCCGTATTTCACGATCAAGGCGGATGGTTGGGGCTCTGGCTGGAGCGTGGGCAACACGGCGCGCTTTGATACCGACGCCGCTGCTGCGCCGCTGTGGATGATTCGCACCGTGCTGCCCGGCCAGGCCACCGTCGACGACGACCAGCTCAAAATCGAATTGCGAGGGGACCATAACTGATGGCTACTCAGGCGCGTGTCGCGGGCACAGTGAAAATCGACGGTGTGGCTGCTGCCCGTGATGTGATTGTCATCAAGGATGACCCGGCAGGGCGTGCGGTGGTTGCCGTAGGGCAGAGTGCAGGTGATGGCACGTTCGATATCACTTACAACGACTGGGCGGGCGCAGTCATTGCGTTGGCTCTGGACGAATACGGTGACGAGTTCTCCACTGAAACTGCACTCAATATGGGGCAGGTGGTTCATCCGATCACCCCTAACGGCTATGTGTACAAAGTGACGGACGCCGGCACCACCGGCACCGAGGAGCCGACCTGGCCGACAACGGGGTCTGTTCAGAGTGGGGGCGTGACCTTTGCTGCGCAGCCTTATTATCGGCCAGTGGCTAGCGGGCCGCTGCAGGGCGTCGTGGTTGCGATTTCTCCTTATTTGGCGGCAGTGATGGAGAGTTCCCCCGTGGCCTACTGGCGCCTAAATGATACCCAGCTGCCAGTGATGGTTGCCGAGGTTGGCGACGACGGGGCCTTTGAGGGTGCGCCAAGCCTTGGGGTGAGCGGCTTGACAGGTGACGGCACTGCGGTGCAATTAGGCGACGGTGATTATTTGTCGACCTCTAACCCGCTTGCGGGAGCGGGCTCGACCTTCACAATTGAGATGGTGGTTTCCGGCATTGACGGCAGCGCTACTCAAAATGCGTTGGCAGCGGATGGGCTCAGCAGCAGTTATGGCCTTATTGTCGGCTACTCTCCGGGCGTGGTGGGTGTCAGTGAGGCGCGGATTTATCATAGCGGCACCAATGTTGATGTTTCTTTCCCGGTTACGGATGGCGGCACCCACCATGTGGCATTTGTTTTCGATGAAGGGAGCCCAGCAGAGAATATTCGCGTGTTTGTTGATGGCATAAAAGTCGATTCGGTTACGGCCTCACTCAGTGTTTCGCATCGATCAAGCCTCTATTTTGGCTCTTGGCGCAACACGCTGGAGGGCATCTATGACGAGATTGCGATTTATCATCGCGCGCTTTCAGATGCGGAGATCGCGGATCACTACGATGCGTCAGGAATTGGGCAGTCTCAATAGATGGTTTACGCGGTGGAGCAGTGGAACAATGTTGATCTATCCCTGCAGTCCGGGCCGTTTTCCGTTCCGGTTGACCCGCTTGCGATCTCTCTCGATTTTGTTGGGGAGTCCGATCCGCCCCTGCCGTGGGCAAAACCGAGCCTTTCCGTCGAGTATCTTGCTCCCATGCAGCGCGCAGGATTCTCTCAGGGGGCGACCTCAATCACGATCACGCCGGCCGCGCCGGCAGACGACGAGCGGTGCCTGCGATGGCTTCGAGTCACTGAGCGGGATCTTGAGACCCGTGCGGAATTCGAGGCCAGTGAGCAAAAAGATCGTGCCCTGGCGATCGCTTGGGGCGGTGCCCTGGGCGAGCAAGCCGGACGGTCGGCGGCGTGGAGTCAGTCCGGTGCCCGCGATCGCGAGCAGGGCCTTTCATGGGGCCGAGCGTTCTCGATCGACCGTATGGGCTACGTCAGCTCCTGGGTAATGAAAACGCCTGCCAGAGATGCAGAGAGAGGCTTTGCCTGGTACTCGGTGAACCTGACCGGCACGGTTTACGACGACGCGGCCGAACGCTACGCGCTCCTGCAGACCGACACGACCACCACGATCACGCTCGCCACCGACTCGGGCATGATTGAGATTACAGGCCCGGATAACGTCGAGCTCCGGTTCGGCTGGGTGAAGCCCGCGCGGCCGAGCGTACCCCATGACGTGACGTACCGAATCACCGCCCGCCAGGCTGAGCCACGCGATCGCGGTCAGCGCTTACCGTGGGGCGCTGGCCAGAGCGTTTGGCATGACTACAACCTCCCATACCCTGTGGAGCCAAACCCGGACCCTGATCCGGTGGAGCCGCCGGAATTCAAAACGGTCTATCTGATTATGAATACGCTGCAAATTACGGACGTTGCGACGGGTACACCGCTGGATATTCAAGGGGTGACCATCGGGCTGGATATCGATTCATGGGCGTGGAAATTCTCCGGCACGCTCTACGGGCAGGGCTCTTTGGCGCTGGTGGCGCCTGGTGCCGGCGGCATGAAAGATATCAGCGTGACGATCAACTCCCACGACTGGGTATTCTCTATCGAGCGCTACACCAGTGATGAGCGTTTCCCTACTGAAAAATTCACCATCACCGGTGTGAGCCGCACGCAGTATATGGCTGCGCCATTCGCGCCGACTCGCAGCTATACCAACGCAAGCGCTACCACCGCTGCCCAGGCGGCAACGGCAGAGCTGCAAAACACGGGTTTCTCCCTGACTTGGCCAACCGGAAACGATGAGGACCTGCCGGATTGGCCGATCCCGGCCGGGGCGTTGAGCTTCCGTGATAAGTCGCCGGCGCAGGTGGTGGCACAGATTGTGACGGCGGCGGGCGGGATTATGGTGCCTGC